CAAGAGGATAAGGCTCAATGTCCTTCCAATCAAATGGTTCCTTGTCTGGTGCTGATGGAATAAGTGTGTAGTTAGTTTCAGTTCCCTGACCATTACGCTTTAACTTCCATAGTACGTTTGAGATGCTCCCTGTTTCAAGTGCATACTCACGAATTGTATTGAATGATGACTGCTTGCTGATACCCATTGACCAGATAGCAACATATGGTGCTTCGATTCCATCGTCAACTAGTACGTTGCAGTAGAAGCGAAGACGGCCACGCCATCCTGCCTTTGGATCCTTGCGGTGCATTTCTTCTGCCCAGTCACGGCCTTCTGATTCCATTGTGTCTACAGCCTTGCGCTTGTAGTCCTTTGGATTTACGTGCTCCTTAACAACAAGTGCTAGTCCACGCTTTTCATTATAGTTTGCAGAGTCTTCATCAAGTTCTTCAATGAAACGGATCTTTACTGACTGACCGTCTGCAAGTTTTAGCCACTTTACCTTTGGCCCGTCGTTTTCATACTTTGGCTTGTCGAGCAGGGCATTGATATTCTTGAGTCCCTTTACTACGCTCATATTGTTCTCCTTTGTTTGTTATATTAGTTTAGCATAAGCGATATTGATTTGTCAAACTGGAACTCTAAGTTTCTAAGTTCTTCATCTGGCATATCACCAATATCTTTATACTGAGTGTTTAGTTTGATAACGGAAACACGAGTGGACAGTTTCTCAACAATCCTGTCTTTCATGTTTCCTCCCGCTTCGTCGTTATCAGCAATAACAATAATGTTATTGAAATACTTCTGAAGCAATTCTATTTGTGTGCTTGACACATTTGCGCCAAGTGTTGCTACCGCTGGAAGTCCTACTTGATCAAGTCTAATAGCATCAAATGATGATTCCACTACATATACTCTATCAGATTTCTTGACTCTATGCAAGTTAAAAAGTGTTTTGCTTTTTGGAAGACCTGGAGTATTTTTAAAATCTTTTCCTTCGATAGATCTACCAACAAATCCTAAAGGAATTCCATCTGGACTATGAACTGGAACAGTAACCATATCTTGTTTTTCAGAGTAACCTAAAGCAAACTTTATGCATGAAGGCTTTTGAATTTTTCTATATGTAAAATAGTTTTTTGCTCTTTCTGAAGCAACTAGATTATTATGTAATCTTTTAATAATTAGTTCATCAAAAGTTTTGTACTGCTCTTCTTTTACAAGTACCTTATCAATTTCTGTAGTAAGATTGGTCAACTTCTCTTTGCTTTTAATAAATCTAGCAGACTCAAAATAGGTTCTTCCAGAAGTGTGCATAACTAATTCTATAAGGTCTGCAGATTTTTGACAAGAAAAACAGAAAAACATTCCGCTATCCTTTTGAACTTCTCCTGCTGGTGTTCTGTGGTTATTATGAAATGGACAAAAGATCATAAAGTCTGCATCAAGTTCAGACTCTACTGTTATACCCGATCCTGTAAGGACTCGCTTGACTTGTTCTGCGGAATAAAGATTGGATTGGTTCCGTCTATTCCTGCTATCCATGTGCTCTTCCTTTTCCCTGCGTAGACTGCTTGTACAGATAATTCAAATTCAAAAAAGTTCTTTATCTCATTATACCTTATAGTGAAGTCTGGGTCAAGATCAATTCTTGGAACATATCCACTAAGTTTCATTTCTGTTATCAATAATCTTATATACTCTTCTTTCAGTCTTCCAATCATTGAGTCGTCATAAATTATTCCATCAAGATAAAACCTTTTGATAGGCTTATGATGGTAGAAGGTTGGTGATAAATTCTTCCTAATTTCTGACATATCATATTATAACTACTTATCTTCAAAGTCTTTATACCTGTAATATCCTTTGTCAAAGTCGCACTGGACTAGGAAGTCTCCCATAAACCCATTACGGTTCTTTCTAAAAGCACATTCAATGATATCGCTATTTGTTCCACGGCCCAAAGCAAGGACCCAGTCAGCATCGTAAGCAATCTGTCTAGACCATGCTGTTTGACCAAGCGTAGGTACCGTAGAGAGGTCGTTAACATCGTCTGGTGTTGCAGATGAGATAGCAATAATAGGCACTTCTTCACCAATAGCCATTAGTTTAAGTTCTCGTGAAAGGTTTTTCATTCGTACTGTTTCATTGTCTGACTTTTGGTTAGGAGCCATTAACTGAAGATAGTCAACGATTACAAAGTCTGGCTTGTATTGATCAATCTTTCCACGAAGAACTGAGGGATTGATTTCTCCACCGCTATCATTAGAAATAATATGAAACTCAGGCTTTCCTGCAAGATTCTTTGCATGCCAATCCTTTAGCATGTCAATCTCAATCTCACCGTTACTTATCTTGCGGTGTGACCAACGACCTTCTCCCATAATTGTAAATACACGGTTGCGAACCTCTGTCTCACTCATTTCAAGAGAGATTACCATGGGAGACTTTCCCTGCTTCCAAGCCTGAACAGCAAAATAAAGAGCAAGCCATGACTTACCAATTCCTGGATATGCAAGGAATACTCCAAGTTGTCCTGGCATAATTCCTGAAGGAAGGTAGTTGTCAAACCCTGGAAGGCCTGTCTTAATTCCAGACAAACCTAAAGCCTGCTGCTTCTTTACATTTTCAAAGTATGCAATAGCAGACTCAAGATCTGTAACATCGATATCACGGATTGCAGCAGTATTCTTTTTTAATTCTGAAGTCTTTGTAATAAGTTCATTAAGAGCACCAGTTCCATTGTTGTTTTGAATCTCAGATGCTGCGGACCTAATAATATCTTTTAGACTATCTGTAAGGTATTCACCTTGTAACTCTTCAAGATGGTGTTTTGTGGCTCCAACACCTGCTACTGGCTCAAAGTCTCTAAACTTTTCTGTTACCAATTCTGCTGGTGGAAGAACCGAATTGTTTTCAAAGTATAGCCTAACAAAATTCCAAATGTCTCCGTGTGTTCTAAGAAGGTTATCAACATTTGCCTGAAGCAGTACATGGATCTGCTTATCGTTTAAAACAGCCGTAAGTAGTTTTGCCTCTGTATTATTCACCTAACCACTCCTTTGCCATTCGTCTACGCTCTGCTCTCTCTTCGTTATCTTTAACTTTATCTTTTTGTGCCTGCAATATTTTTTCTGCATTGTATGCAAAGTAGTTCCAAGAAGGGTTTTCTGCAACTGAAAAGTAATACTCAAGTATATCGTAGCATCCTGGCAGTGTATATGATTCCACAAGGGCATCTGATGCCCACTGCTCTACATTTAGATTAAGGGATGGCTTTGATTCGTACCTTGCGGTATGATACTTGCTGTATCTTGAAAGCAAAGCCATGCGGTCTTTGCGTTCTGCCATTATCCTTCAGCAGCCTCCGACTGTGCTTCTAAAATCTTTGCAGTTAGTTTATCTTCAACAAACTTATAAACACGCTCAAATGCCTGATCTGTATTTTCTCCGTCACGCTTTGAGTCTACAACACCAAGGTCAAGTCTTAGTGATTGAAAATTTCCTAGATTAAGTGTGTATCCCAGTGTAACGGATACTTTTGTTGGTTCATTTGTTACTACATATCCTGAATCGTTTTGCATTTTATACCCTTCGTTAAATAGATTCATTCCAAATTGGAACAAATCGCCCATCTTCAGTTCTTCTATAAGTAAGTATACCATCGCCCATTCTGCGTGTCAACTCTTGCTTGCTGGGCGTAATATCATTAGTAATTAGTTTATCTTTTCTTGGTCTGCCAATATGATGTGTAGCAAGTATATCACGAATCTCTTTTACCTGCGATTCTGAATAATACGATCTAACTTGAAAGCCTCTGGCACCACCTTTTTGAGACCCTGTAGGAAACGGAATAACTCCTCGCTTCATTAGAGATGGCATATATTTTTTATGACGATTAACTAAATCAGCAGTCTGACCTACTGTATAGGCTCTTTCTCTTTTATTTTTAAAATCACTAATCAAACAACTTTCTATTTGATCTTTTGTAATATTATAAACAGACATAATTCCATTAGACCTGTTTATGTGATGAACCCTTACAAGGTCTCCATTAAGAAACCAAACCTTTTTGTTGCCTGGTATTACAGGTGACTCATTGTATTTTTCGCTCTCAATTGTTCCTTTTTTAGTAACCATTGGCCCTCCTGAGAATTGCTTGGTGGATGAAAAAATTTTCTTGATCCACAAAGAATGCAGTATAATTCTAGATTATTTATTTCTGTGTATTGCCTATCTATAAACATTCTTCCATTACATTTTTTACATTTAATCATTAATTTGGTATTCCGATAATTACTAGGTTAATTCCAATGCTTGTGTCTCCTCCAGAATTAAACTTAACAGTGCCTTCAACTTTTGAAGTTGAAACACTTTTTAATGTAACCATAACATCTTTACCAGCGTCTGTATTTCCTACGTTCACAGGTGTTGCTGTTACAATTGGTGCAAACTTAAATTCGCTTGGGAAGTCATATGAAAATGGTTGGTTTGATCCAGCAGTTTGTGTTGTGCTTGTTGTGACCTGAACATACCCACCAATAACTCTTGCCTCAGATGCTTTAACGCTTTGCTTTCCAGCATTTGGTGTGTCTACTGTTACATATTTGTATGTTGATGGCGATACCTGGGTTGACAAATCATTAATAGCCTTAACAATCTGATAGATGTATGTCACATCTAAAGGTTGACCTCGCTCTGGTACAGGTAAAATTGCCATACTATAATTATACCAGACTCACGATTCCAGAATCATACTGATACAAACCTTCTACAAGTTTTGCCCCTGTAGATGAATACTGAACGACCACTCTAACAGACTGTGTTCCATTTTTTAAAAAAGAATAACTTGATCCTCCAGTTGATGCTATAAATTTTGGAGTCTCTCCATCAAAGCCCACAAATACGTCATACATTACTGCTGGCCTGATTTCTGCATTTCCACCCCAATTTACAAATATACTATTTCCAATAATGTTAATATCTCCTGGAGCAACAAGTACTGCATCTGAACCAACAATAAATATTTGTGAGTATGCAGACTTTCTATTTTTATCTTCAGCAACAAGCCTAAATCTAACGACTCTAGAATTTGAAGAGGTTACTTTGCCAAGCAACTCCCTCTTAATAATAACATTTTTTATTCCTTTATCTGCCATTTTTAAACACCTAAAGCAAATCTAAACTCAATGTAGTTTGTTGTATTTGCTGATTTTATAATTGGTTTTGCACCAACGCTTTTAATTACAGAGTATCCAGTAAGTCCGTATAAAGAATTTGTTGATGTAATGTTTTCAAGTCTTAACCCATCCAAGCAAACATAAAATAGATCGGAAGGAGAGCCAGCCTCAGTTACACAAGCATAAATTTTTGCTACAGATACTTCTCTCCAGTCAAAGTTATCTGTCTTGTTTAAATCTTTTAATGCTTTTTTTGCAACAACATATCTGTTTGATGCAAAATTTATTACTTCTTCTGCTGTTCCTGCAGAGTATCCTGTATCATCAATGTCTACTTCAAATCTAGCATACTCTTGAGCAGAATTTAATCCTGTATGAGAAAATTCTAATAAAATTTTAACATTATCTGGAACAGTATTAGAGTTGGCAACTTTATTAACAACAGAAAATGCAAATCTTAACTCATCAAGAGGACTATTCTTTGTAAAATCTACAGTTGTTTCATTGAGTCTAATATATTTAGATCCATTGCCTACTTCTATCTTGCCTAAAGAGTTTCTTGTTAGTGTAGAGTCGTTTCCAACTATAGCAATAATATTATTTAAAAACCTGCATCTTTCATTTCTTAACACTCTATCTGACTGAGTAAATATTCTGTTGTCTGCATTTGTAGCAAAAACATTTACTGTTTGATTTATAATACCATTTTCAGAAGTTCCATCAAGTGGCTCATATCTAACTGGAATGTCTATAGCGGGAGATCCAAAAGGTTGATATAGCCAATTATCTGTATCTGCAAAAGAATATATGTTCCTGCTATCAAAAGATCCTGCAACTGGATTTGATGCAGCAGAAAAAATACCTACCTCTGTTATCTCATATCTTTCTTCTGTTGGTAGTTCTGCTGTTAGGACTATCTTGTCTATCCCGTCTTCATTTACAAAACCCCTGGAAATAATAGGTACACGGAACATCTCAAAGTCTAAAGACTTTTTTAGTGCGTAGTCTCCAAAATTACCCCCATCAGAAGCCACTGGATTGGGTCCACAGCCTACAGCAATGTGTGAGGCATACGATTGCGTCTGACCAACAAGATACTTGGCTAAAAGATTTTTACCTATATTAGTTATCATTAATTACTCCCATCATGTATTGTATCATTAAAAATGTCTCCACTTGTCAAAACTTGTACTTCTGCTTGCTCATTTTCTTTAACATTAATTAAATTAATAACCAGGTCTCCGCTTATTGGATCTATATACACAGACTTGCAGTTAGGTGTTTTTATCCATTTGTTTTTATCTGGCTCATTTAAATTATTTGGTGGTGGAGATATGTCGTACCCAGTACCGCATTCTGGAAGGTGGTCAAATATTGATAAAGATAAAGACTTAAAATATGAGTCAGATGCCTGAAGCCTTAAAACATTGTTTGGGTTATATTGTAGATATAGGTCTGTTAGATTTTTAATTGGTGCGTATATAACCTTTT